TCTCGCGGACGGCGACGAGGTGCCGGTGGATCGCGGCAGGTTCGAGATCGTCGTCGTGCTGTTCACACGCGGTCGGTTTGGTGGGCGGGTCGAGCGGCACATGCACCCGGACCGTCAACGTGGAGGGGTAGCGGACGCTGGTACCGGCCCCGAAGTTGACGATCAGGTGGTCGCCGAAGTCGACGGTGCGGGTGACACGTTCGGGCGGGAGCAGGGGTTCGACGCGGAGGTGCATGCCGGGCCGGATCTGTTTGGCGAGGATCGGGTAGTCACGCCACGCGGTCATCGTCGTGCCCACTGTCGTGCCCATGCGAGGACGCCCGCACCGGCCACGAGCGCGACGAGGGCGAGGGTGCCGAGCAGATCCGACGCGCCGGTGATCGGGAGTTCGGGTGCGGTCGTGGGGACTTCGACGCTCGTCGTCGCGACGATCACGGTGTCGCCGGTGGTGGTCGACGCGGCTGCGGTCGTGGTCGTCTGTTCGGCGACGGTGGTCGTCGTCTCGGACACCGTCGTCGTCGGTTCCGGTTGCGTCGTCGTGGTCGTGGTGGGTGCGCAGTCGGGCCGGTCGGTCGAATGCGGCGGACACTGCACGGTCACAACACCACCTCGGGTTCCGACTGGCACAGGGACGACCAATCGCCCGCGATTTGTTCGAACGCGGTGATCGCCTCGAAGAAGAGGCTCCCGAGCCGCAACGCGTCCTCGCGAGTCCGGAGGTGCACGCTCGTCAAGACACCGTGACGTTCGGCGAGCTTCACAACCACAAGCTCAGGGTTCACCGCGACGACTGACGTCTCGTCGGTGAGGTCGATGGCATGGATCAGAACGTGCATGACAGGCGAGGCCTTTCAGGAGGAGGTTGGGCCGGCGTTCGTGCCCGCCGGTGACGGCCGACCGGGCGGAGTAGATGGCGACCGTTGCTGGGGCGGGTTGTGCACACGCCCACCGGTGCCTCCGGCAAAAGGGGCTGCGGTGGGGTTGGGTGCGCTGGACGCGTCCGCCGGCCCGCGCACCACACCGGCCGTGTCAACGCCCACGCCTCTAACGGCTATGGCGGCAGGTGTGGTGCGCGCGCGGGCGCCGCGCGATTCGGCAGAATCGGTGAGCTGGTCGGCGAGCTCCGCGAGGAACCGGTACGGGATGAGCAGCCGGCCCCACGCGTTCGTCGAGGGCCACTCCCCGGTGTTCACGAGCGCGTACGCGCGCGAGCGGGAGATGCCGACCAGTCGGGCTGCTTCGCGGACGGTGACGAACAGCGGCGTGTCGAGCGCGGCGGTCATCGGGTCCACCGTCGTGCCCACACGAGCAACGACGCGCCCACCATGACCGCGAGCAGGCCGAGCGTGCCGAACAGGTCGGTGCTGCCGGTCGCGGGCAGCACGGGTTCGGTCGTCGCTGTCTCGACGCGCGCGCTGGTGGTCGTCGGGTTGTCGAGGCTCGTGGTGCTGATCGTCGACGAGGACGGCATGGACGGCGTGGTCGTCTCGATGACCGTGGTGCTCGTCGGTTCCGGGTGCGTCGTTGTGGTCGGCGCGCAATCCGGCCGGTCAGTCGAATGCGGCGGACACTGCACCGTCACAGGGTTCACGACGCGACCTCGGTGGCTTCGATGTCGTCGAAGAACTCGTGAGGGAACACGTGCAGCGCGCCGGCCAGTACGGGACGCAGCCGCAGCGAGGGGACGGACTCGTCACGTTCCCACTGGCTCACGGCCGATTGGTGAACGACGCAGATCTTGGCAAGCTCGGCCTGCGTCAGGAAGAGGGCGCGTCGCCGGTCTCGGATCCGCATGCCCAGGGTCTTCGCCGCAGTCACGAGGGCCCACGATATAAGCATTACTTACGGTTGTCAAGCAATGCTTATGAGAAGTGACGAGTACTTACACCTGTGGAACTACTGTTCTCTTGAGGTCTCATATCGCCAGGTAGACACGGCAGTCGACGACGAGCACACTCCCCGGTGGTGCATGGGCAGGAGCGACGAGAGCGAGTACCGCCGCCGCGTCGGCGAGGCGTTGCGGCCATACGCGACAGCCGAGAATCGGAAGATCATCGCCGCAGCACTGGGCGTCGACATCGGTGCCGTCAGCCAGTGGGCCAGCGGACAGATCGCCCTCCGTCCGTCCCGCATCTTTGCCATCGAAGACGCTCTCGAGTTGCGCGGGAACGAGATCTCGGCACGGCTCGGCTTCATGCGCACAGGAACTGCGCTCAGCGTCGAGGCAGCGATCAACGTCGACGACGCACTCTCCGAACGCGACCGCGAGACCTTGCGGCGGCTCTATCGTGATATGCGGGACGCGGCACGCCAATAGCAACTACGCCCAGGTTCCGCACCGTCGCGGCGAGATCGGCGATCTGCCCCTCGAGCTCGGTGATCCGTCGTTCCAACTGCATCCGCCTCATCGCCAGCCCCTTCCCGCCACGTCGATCATACGTTCGGGGTGGGACAGTCAAACCGGGGCAAATGACACTCGTGTGATTCGGAGGTCCGGTGTCTGACACGAGCGAGCCCCCGCCGTCGCGTGGCGGGTGCCTCAAGCCGGTACTGATCTTCGTCGTGGTCGTCGCCGTGGTGTCGATCGCGTTCGGCGCAATGAGCAGCGATGACAGCGACGAGGGCGGCTCACTCGGCTACGACGAGGCCCTCGCGTTCTTCGACGCCGACGAAGAATGGCCGCTCACCACCACCGGCGGCGAGGGGCACTGCAGGAGCGGCGGCGCGGTCACGTGGGAGGTCGACGGGACCGAGTACGCGCTGAACGGTGTCGCCAAGCAAGACGGCTACACCGATATCACTCCGATCTGGAAAGACGCTGGCGGTGGATTGCGCGTCAGCATCGGACCGTTGATCGACGCCACACAAACGCTCTGCTAGGAGAAACCCATGACCGACGAGACCACCACGACGACGACGACACCTCGCACCAGCTCCAGCGCCGGAAGCTTCTTCATCATCCTCGGGTTCCTCGGCGCCATTGTCAGCGCGATCCTCGCCGTACAGACCTGGTCCGACCTCGGCGACTATGAACTCGCGGACGGCCAGAAGTTCGTCGCCGTCGCCCAAACCGGGCTGATCCCCTTGATGATCTCGCTGCTCGTCGCGGCCGTGGGCACGGTCGTCGGCCGGCTCGACCTGATGCTCGACCGTACGCACGATCGGAGTTAGCCGGCGAGGATTTTGCCGATCGCCACGGCCGCGGCACGATCACCATCACGCCGGCCATGCGCGTAGATCCCCGTCGTCGCGATATCACGATGGCCGAGCCGGTCCCGCACCACGGTGAGCGGCACGCCGGCTTCGGCGAGCTCGGTCGCGTGGAAGTGGCGCAGATCATGGAACCGGACCGTCGGGTGCTTCGCCCGTTTGCGCGCGCGTTCGAACGCGAGGGTGAGCCGGTCGGGCCGCCACGGCTCACCGGCCGCGGTCGCGAGCACGTGGAGATCGGCGGTCCAGGGGTGGCCGGCGAGCAGCCACGCTTCGCGCTGGGTCCGGCGGTACTGCTCGAGTGCGGCGATCGTCGTGGGGTCGAGCGCGACGGTCCGCGACTGGTGGGTCTTCGTCGACTTCTCGCTGATCGTCTTGCCGTCGTCGAGGTGGGTGATCGACCGGGCGATCGTGAGCTCGCCGGCCGTGAGGTCGACGTCGGTCCAGCGCAGCGCGCAGATCTCGCCGCGTCGGGCGCCGGTCGCGACGGCGAGCTGGATCGCGAGCCGGAGCCCGGGCGTGTTGGCGGCGGCGAGTAGCGCCCGGACGGCTGCCGCGTCGGGCGGCGCGAGCTCGGAGGGTGGGATCTTGGGCGGGTCGGCATGGTCGGCGGGTGAGCGGGTGAGGTAGCCCCACCGGACGGCTGCCGAGCAGATCGCGGAGATGATGGCGTGGATCTGGCGGATGGTGCGGGGCGCGAGGGGCTTGCGGGCGCGGGTGCCGGCGGCGAGCTGTTGGTAGAGCCGGTCGAGGTCGACGGTGCGCACCGCGTTGATCTTGGTCGTGCCGAGGGCGGGGATGATGTGCGTGTCGAGCTTGGTGCGGTAGCCGCGGCGGGTGTTGGGTGCGAGGCGTGGTGCGTGGAGCTCCCACCAGTCGGCTTCGACTTGGGCGAAGGTGGGGCGGCCGCGGGTCGCGCCGTGCGTGTCGAGGTCGGCGATCATGCGCGCGAGCTCGCGGCCGGCTTGGCGTTCGGTGCCGTGGATCGTCCGGTAGGCGTAGCGGTTGTGGCCGAGGTGGACGGCGAGCTGCCAGCGGTCCTTGCCGCGCTCGCGAAGATGGCCGCGCATTCGTGGTTCCTCACGTTTCCATTGGCAGAAACGTGGGCGTCGACCCTCGCATCATGCGCTCGACAGCGACGAATGTCCAGGTGGGCCCGGCAGGGATCGAACCTGCGACCAAAGGATTATGAGAGCGGTCGCTACCACTTCTGTCTGTCGCTGGGCGTCCTGTTTTCGCTGGTCGGGAGGCATTTCGGAGCGTCGCGGGCGTCGGGCCTGGGGGTGTGTCCGGGCGGGTTCCATGGGCGCGCCCATGGGCAGCTGGGGCGCGAAAGAGCCCCCCGGCTGGTAAGGCCAGAGGGCTCGATCGTCGTCTCGTGGTAGGGCAGGTCCCAGCCTACGCGTGCCAGCTGCCGCTCGTGTGGATCGGGTCGAGCACGACACCGAGCCCTTCCTCGCGCGCACGTTCGGCCGCGGTCATCCACTGCGCCCCGTAGGCACCCGGGCGGCCCCAGTCGTCGCTCGAGCATGTCGGTCCGGGCTTGCGGCCGGTGTACATGTCGGCGTAACGCTGCCACTCGCGGCGCATCTTGCGGTGCTTCCACCACCCTGGTGCGAGCCGAGTCGCGATCTGCCAGAACAGCGACGGTCGCCGCTGTTCGACCCACCAGATGTCGCTCGTGTGGGTCGGATGTACGTCACGGCGGTGCCGCCAGCGAGCGCGTCTCATGGTCGTCGACAGTAGTACGGCGGTGACCAAGGACCGATTGAACATCCGTTCCAGAGTTGCTTCGCAGCCTTCACCCCGCAGCCGAGTTCGTCCCATTGTGTGTCGGGGTTGCAGCCGACCGCCCAGAACAGATCGTCGTGCAGTGGGAGCGAGAGTTGGAAGAGGCCGGAGTCGACGCCGTTGGGGTTCCTGGCCCACGGTGTGCACGCTGATTCGCGCCAGGCGATCGCGACCATCGTGTTCTCGTCGCCGGTGCCAGCCCATGTTCTGCGGATCGCGCGTTCGACGTCGTCGCGGCATGGGTGCGGGAGGTTGCGGTGCTCCCATTGCCATGTCACCCACCGGTGGAAGGCGGCGCGATCCAGTTGGTATTGGATCCACCGGTGGAACAGGGCGCGGTCGCGGGCGCTGCTCAACGGCGAGATCGACACCTCGGTGGCGGTGCCCGCGCGTTCGGTGGCGGTGATCTGGAATGACGAAGGCCGCCCTTCCGGGCGGCTACCACACGAGACAACGAGCAGGATTGCGATGAGGGTGATGCTGACGCGACGAGTCAAGGGTCTGTCCGATGTTCGGGGATGGGTCGGCGCGCGTAGAACGCCCGGCGCGCGGCGGGATAGAACTCAGACGAGGCTGGGGAGCCCGACGGTGACGGTCTCGAACTGGTTGCCGTCCGGGACGAGCACCTCGACGTGCCCGGAGAGGGCGCCAGGGTCGGCGTGGGTCGACCATTCGACACCCGGGACCGCCAGCTCGACCACCTCGCTCCCGTCGAGTGCGACGAGCACGAGCCGGCGTGGCGCGGGGACCTGGGTCACGAGCAGCCAGAGCTTGCCGTCGACGTTGTGGATGGTGGCGAAGCCGGCGAGGTTCACACCGCCGAGCGGATCCGCGATCTGCTCGGCGCCCCACTGCTGGCCGTCCCACCATGCGTGGTGGTAGGGGTTCTGGCCGATCACGACGTGCGGAAGGCCAGCGTCGTCGAGGGTGATCCCGCCGCCGTTGACGAGCTGGTCGAGCACGAGGCCGGTATGACATGCCGTGTCGGCCACCGGGTCGATCGGCAGCGCGAGGGGTGTCCCGTCGATCGCATGCCAGTTGACGCCGTCGTCGGTCCAGGCGTAGGAGAGCAGCTCGTTCGTCCGTGACGCGTCACCGCCGGCGGGTTCGTCGGTGCCGTACCGGCGCCAGCACCACGCGAGATGCACCCGGCCCGACTGCTCAACATGCGGCCGGACCGGGTACGCCGACCAGTTCGTCGCGTCGTCGACGGCAGGGCCGCTGCCGCCGGCGACGTTGACACCCTTGAAGAGCTTGCCGGAGTACCACCATTGGCCGTCGCGGCGCATCCAGACGTGACTGTCGCCGCGGCCTGGGCCGCCGAGCGCACCGGCACGGAGGTGGAGCCAGAGCGTCCCGTCGGCGAGCTTCGCGACGACCGGGTAGGTGTTCCGGGTGAACTTGCCGGGGAGCGACACCTGCTTCCAGCCGCCGATGTCGCGGGGCCGGAGCGATCGGACGCACCGGTATGGGTCGACGTGCATGTTCGCCCAGACGAAGATGAACCCGTCGTCATCCAAGGCGAGCGTCGGGTAGCAGTGTTCGTCGCCGGTAACAGGCTGGCCGAGCATCGTCGCGGGGATCGTGGTCGTGGTCCACTCACCGCGCGCAGCGCGGCGGCCGACACGGACCCGGCCGGTGCTCGTGATCAACACGGCGTACTGGTCGGGCCCGTCGGTGAGGAGGTTCTGGGCGAGGACGTTCGCGGTGATCGACGAACCCGGCACGCTCATCGTGGCTCGAGTCGGCCGTGGGTGAGGCGTTCGTAGAGCTGCCCGGTCAGGTAGCCGGTGACCGCGCAGACCGCCCCGGCGACCGTGACGGCACAGATCACGAGGTGTCGCGCCCGGCGGGTCACGTAGCACTCCCGAGCAGCCGTTCGCAACCGAGGATCACATCTTCGACATCGCCCGGCCCGACCTCTACCGGCGGCGCATCCGGGTCGGTGTACCGGTACCGGCCCGCGCAGAGCAGCCAGCCGCGCAGTGGATCGAGCCGGAAGAGCCGTCCACGCTCGTCGAGGTAGAGGTGCATGTCAGGTCCCGTTGCGGCTCTTCACCCGCAGTGCGAGCCAGATCGTGAGGGGTGCGCCGACGACGGCCTCGACGGCGATCACGAACGCGGCGACGGTCTCGCCCGACCAGTCGAGCAGCCCGACGAGGACGAGGAATGCGATGACCGCGCTGACAGCACGGGAGATCGCGCCGATGACGATGTCCTTCGTGGTGTCACTCATCGGTGGGCGGCGGCACGAGGATCTGACGCAGGCTCACGTGCACCGAGCAGGAGTGCTCCAAACCCGGCGTCGTGTGGCCGGAGAGGCTGACGCTCACGCGGTCGCCAGCCCGCGTCGTCGCACCGATCAGCGAGCGGGCGGCCTCCGCGGCGGCGAGACACTGCGCACGGCTCTCGTCGGTGGGGAAATTCTGCGGAACCTCGGCCATCCAGTCGTCGATCGCGTCGAACTCGTTCGCGTCGGCGTCGATCTCTCGGGACAGACTCCAACTCATGATTGCTCCTTCAATGCGCGGATCTGCTCGCGTAACTCCGCGAGTTCGGCCTGGCAGGCGACACGATCAGCCGCGCGTTCCTCACGTTCGCTGCGAAGGCCATCGCGAAGGTCCTTGATCTCGTCGTCCTGTCGTGCGACACGCTCGATGAGGCCATGCGCGATGTACTTGTCGCCGTAGATGACGTACCGGCCGATCGCCAAGAGTGCGGTGACGACCATGCCCGCACCGACGAGCCGCGTCTCCCAGGTCATCGGGCCGTCAACTTCCGCATCGCTTCGATCGTGCCGGTCGCGTGCGCGATCGCGAGCGAGACCGCCGTGTAGAGCGCGATGCCGGAGACCCGCTGCCCGCCGGTGAGGTTCGCCCCCTCGACGGTCAACGCCGCCGCACGGGAGAGCGGGCCGGTGAGACCGAGGATCACGAGCCAGCTCGCCCACCGCACGGCGTCGGTCAGCCGGAACGCGATGGCGGCGAGCCCGACGGCGAGGAGACCGAACGTCGCCCGTTGGACGATGCCCGATCCTGTCCAGAGGTAGGGCGGGGCGAGCACGAACGCGATCGTGGCCATGCAGGCCGCGTAGACCGCGAAGACGAGTCGATGCGCCCTCACCAACCACCTCATGTGCTCTTCGGTGGGGTGTCGCGGATCGCTTCGCGGGCGGCTTCGTAGACGGTCTTCGCTGTCGACGGTGACGCGACCTGCCCGATGTGCGTCTCGATCGCCTTGTCGATCGTCGCCGCGATCCACTTTTTGTCGTCGTCGCTCAGCATCTCGTCTCCTTCGTCGTAGGCGTCGCTGACGAGCGCCATGAAGTAGGCCCACGGGAAGTTGGGTCCTGGGTCCCAGTGGCCGTGCTGGGCGCGGCCGAGGATCTTGGCGGCTTCGGTGATGTCGATGTGGCCGAGCAGCCCGCCGACGAACGGCTGGCCGTTCTGCGCGGCGACGTAGTCGGCGACGGTCGCACGCCGTACAGGGATCCCGAACCGCTTGCAGAGCGCGGCTTGGAGTGCGGCGGAACGGCGCAACATCGCGATCCCGTACGTGTCGAGCCATTCGTCGCGGGTCTGGCGTGCGACACCGGGATGTTCGGTCCCGATCGTGTCCCGGTTCCCGCCCGCCGCGTGGAACGCCTCGTCAGTCGGGAACACCGCGCAACAGATCGAGTCGTTGTCGACGCCGTAATGCACCGAGCTGACCTTGTCTTGCGTGTGGGTGCGTTGCTGCCACTCTTCCGCGCTCGTGGCCTTCTCCGACGACTCCATGTCGTGGATGACGAGGAATCGGATCGGTGCACGCCGGCCGACGCGATAGTGGCGTGCTTCGAGGAACGGGATCGCGTCGAGGTCGAGCATCAGAAGATCTCCAGCCCGCCGGCGAGGATCACGGGGATCTCAGGGCTGTCGGTGATCTTCACGTAGAGGTCGTAAAACCCGACCGCGAGGTCGAGGCCGCCGGTGCCGAACAGGGCACGCGCGTAGTAGGTCGTGACACCGTTGATCGTGGCGGTTTCCCAGCTCCCCGCGACGTAGGTGACGGGTGGCTGGCCGGCCGCGGGTGCGGCGAGCGCGACCGCATCGCCGGTCGGGTTCACCGTCGTGCCGGCTTCGGTCGCGGCGATCGGGACACGCACGTATTCGAGCGAATCGCGTTGCAGTCGCAACATCAGCGTCCTCGCTCTCAGACGGTTGGCGGCCCGCCGGCCCACTTCCCGGTCGGGCCGGCACGCGACCATTTCGCGGCTGGCCCGTACGGCGACCACTTCGTGACGGGTGCGCCGACGGTGAGACCGAGGTTGCGGACGGTGCCGCCGATCGTGAGCGTCCCGAACGCCTCGCCGGAGGGGATGCCGGTGAGGGTGACGAGCGCGACGTGCAGCAGCCCGAACGCCTCCCCCGAAGGGATGCCGGTGAGGGCGACGAGCGCGATGAGCGTCGGGCTCCCGAACGCTTCGCCGGTCGCGATGCCGGCGAGCGCGACCTGCGGCTGCAGCGACCCGGTACCGAACGCCTCGGCCGTGGGGATCCCCGCGGGCTGGATCTGCAGTTGCGCGCTCGCGGTACCGAATGCTTCGCCGGTTGGGATCCCCGCAGGTTGCACCTGGATCTGTGCGCTGCCGGTACCGAATGCCTCTTGGCTTGCGATCCCGGCGGGCTCGACCTGGATCTGCAACGAGCCGGTCCCGTGCGCTTCCGCGCTGGGAATCCCCGCAGGTTGCACCTGGATCTGGAGCGAGCCGGTGCCGTGCGCTTCTGCGCTGGGAATCCCCGTGGGCTGGATCTGGAGTTGCAGCGACGCAGTACCGAACTGCTCGCCGGACGCGATCCCTGCGGGCTGGATCTGCAGTTGCAGCGACCCGGTACCGAACGCCTCACTCGACGCGATCCCCGTCGGGCTGATCGGGTCGAGGTAGGTGATCCGCAGTTGCGCTTCCGGGTCGGTCGCATGCGGAAACGCGGCGATCTCGAGGATCTTGCTCGCCGCGTTCTTCCCGTCGAAGAACACGACGAGCGCGAAGCCGCCGACCCAACCGGCCCGGTCGATCACCTCTTGGATCACGGACTTGATGTCGGGCGAGTCGACGGTCGCGCCCGTCCCGATATCGGTCGCGGACCATGAGACCGATTGGGTGCCGCGGGTCCGGCCGGTCACGTCCGCGTTGTCGACGAAGTTCGCGGGGTTGTCGGCGGCCTCGGCGAGGATGTCGAGCTCGGGGTCGTCGGTCGTCTTGCTCGCGGGGACCTTGATGCGGACGACGGCGGTGTGGATGACGGCCTTCGGCTGGATGGTCACGCCGGCGAAGCGCATCGCCGCGTTCTTGCGGACGCTCGCGGTCGTCGACGCTTCGGCGATGATCGTGTTGACGCCCGACGCGGTGGAGTAACCGGTGTTGTCGTCGGCCTCGTAGGCGTCGTTGGAGTTGTTCAGGACCGAGATGTTCAGGTCGGTCACGGGAACCGCACCTCATCCGGGTACGCGCCACTATCGCGATAGCCGGTGCTCTCCTCGAGCAGCAGCGCGCGCAGCTCCGGATTGTGGACCTGCCCCCAACACTCGCCGTAGCGGGCGACGACCCACGGCACGATCGCCTGCACCACTTCGACATAGCGGTCGCGGTCGGCGAGCAGCCAGCGGATCCGTGACTCGCGCACGAGCGCGAGCCCGACACGCGTCCCGGCGTCGGTGACGACGAGGACGTGGTGCGCCGGCTCAGCGAGATGTAGCTCGAGCAGCTCCGGCGGCGGGAGGTCGGGTGCGAGAGCCGAGCAGCGGGCCCGTGGGTCGTACGTGTCGAGCGCGCGGGCCGCCTCGTCGACACGGCCCGTGATCTCGCTGACCGTGAGCGCACCCACGGCACGCTCAGAGCTTGAAGACGCCGTTAGCGCCGGGATCCACGACGAAGTTCACCGTCCCGCCACCAGGCGGCGGTGTGAACGGGAGGCCCGTCGCGGTGTCGATATAGGCGATGAGCTTCGATGTCGATTCGGTGCCGGTGTCGACATAGAAGACGATCGCTTCGACGGTCGCGACCGACGCGCCGAACGTGAGCCCGAAGTCGGAGCAGCGCGCGACGCCGGCGGTCTTGGTCTTGCCGGTGAGGTTCGCTGAGGTCGCGAGCCGTGCCGCGGCGGGGATGTCATCGAGGTTGTCGTGAGCCGCGAGGTCGACCGTGTAGAGCGTCCCGGCGCCGGAGACGTTGACGGCGACGGCCTTGATGTTGTTGGTGTCCCAGTCGATCGCGGCGTCGAGGAAGGCCTCGCGCGCTTTGTCGTACACGCCGTTCGGCATCGGGCTCCTTCAGGTCAGGTGCTGTTGTCGGGCGGCCGCACACCACTGTCGGTCTCGGTCCCCGCGGCCGGGAACGCTGTCGCGCACCACGCACGGATCTGGTCGGGGGAGAGCGCGGCGTCGGCGAGGTTCAGGCCACCCGCCGACGAGAATTCCCATGCGACGATCGAGATCCCGCCCGGCGTCCGGTTGCAGGTGACGCGCCGGTCGGCCCAGATCTGGTCGCGTTGCTGCACGCCGGTCTTGCCGTTCTGTGTCGGCGACGTGCTCTCGAACTGGTTGTTGAACCCGACCTCGCCGATATGGATCGGGACGCCCGTCTCGCCCGCCAAGGTCGCGATGTTCGCGGCCTGCGTCATGAGCGTGTCGTGCAGGTTGTCGATCTGCTTCTTCGTCCGGTCCGCGTTGTTGCCGTAATCCGGGTAGCCCGAGCCGGCGCTATAGGTGTAGTTCCCGACGGTCGTGAAGCCGCTGCCCGACCAGGGTGTCGTCGTATCCGACCCGGATGCGGGCGCGCCGGCCCAGTAGTCGTGGTAGGTGAGGACGATGTTCTTCCACGAGCCGCCGTTCGCTGCCTTGATCACGTCGACGTCGGCCTGGGTGATCAGCGCGGTGTCGAACGTGTTCCAGCCGCCCGCGGCGTAGGGGATCATAATGATCTTGTACGGGTCGACCGCACGGATCCCCGCGATGAGCTTCGCCATGACGGTGAAGAACCGTGCCCGGTACGCGTACGACGAACCGGTGTAGTTGATCCCGTCGGTGAACTTCGGTTCGTTGATCAGGTCGTAGGCGATGACCCGTTTCTGGTCCTTGTAGAGCGCGGCGAGTTGCTGCCACCACTGCACCCCGTCACGGTCGAGCCAGTCGAGCGTGTCGCCACCGTTCGCGACATGACCGTTCGCGACGGCACGCGGGACCGGTACCCGCATCGTCCCCGTGTAGGTGACCGCCGTCGTCGCCGCGATCGAAACCCCGGCGATCGCGTTCGCGAGGCTCGACGCGAGCTCGAACGTGTTCGTCCCCACGTTCGTCAGCCAGTACCGCGCGCCGTTCGTGAACCCGCCCGGCGAGCCGGAGGCTGGCATCGTGAGCGTGTCGCACTTCGACCGGCCGTGCCCGTTCTTCGTCATCGCTAGCCAGCCGGCCACCGATACGATCCCCGTCAACGATGTCGCGTTCAGGTTCGTGCCCGACACCCAGAGAGGGAACGTCTGGTGTGTCCCATCGCCGGGGAAATGCCCGTCCGCGAGGCCGCCGGGATAGTCCGCCGGGTCGTTGCTGTAGTAGCCGCAGTGGAGCGGGTCGAGGATGATGTACAGGTCGGCGATCTCGCACCGTTGGATCATCGTGGTCATCGCGTCGATCATCGACTGTGCGAGCGGCTCGACCTGCCCTGGCGAGTGCGACGCGGTCGCGGTCGGCTGCCAGTCGTTCCAGTACTGGACCTTGCGGACCGCGTCGTAGCCCTTGTTCTTGATGTCGTCGAGCGCGCCCTGCTGCGGCGCGGAGGTCTGCGAGCGGGCGTCGTTCACGCCGTTGAGCCGGTAGACCGTGCCTTGCACGATCCCCGGGACCGCGTCGGTGCTCACGCCGACGAACGCGTCGACACCTTCTGTTTCGAACACGTTCGGGTTCGGTGGGCCCGGCACCGTCCCCGACACGTTCGGGACCACCCACGTCCCGTCGAAACGGCGGACGTAGAGCGAGCCGGTGCTCGACGACCATGCCATCGGTGCGAGCGCCGGGTTCGCGAGATTCATCCGCACCCGCGGTTGCGCGGCGAGGACCTTCGCGTCGTCGGGGATCCCGTCGACAACGATGGTGTTGCCGGCGTGGAGCGCGATCTCGCGGCGGATCTGACGCAGCAGCTCCGAAGGGATCGGCATCAGAAGTCACCTACCTCGCAGAAGATATTGAACGTCTCGGTGACATGCGTCGACGCGCGGAGCAGATGGCCGGTCTGGAGGACCAGCTCATTGTCGGAGAACACGATCTCCGCCTCGAAGCTCTCGACCGTCCCCGACGGTGTGATCGCGGTGACGGGGATCTCGTGCAGCAGACGGATGTTCGTGCCGTCCGAGATGTAGAGCCGGATCATGCCGACGGTGGTCGTGCCGACCGCCTTCACCCGCACCCGCTCGATCCGCGTCCCGTTCGTGCCCGCGGTGACAACGGTCGCGATCGTGCCGGTCCCGTCACGGTTCGTGTTCGCGGTGACGGCCTGCACGAACGGCGTGCGGCGCGCGGCGATGAAGATCGGATCAGCAGCCATCGCTCACACCCCTACCGGTAGAGATTGGCGACGACGTGCGCACGGTGGCGCCGTTCGATCGCGTCGAAATCCTCTTTGGTCGCGCCCTGCGCCCACGCGACACCGATCGCATGCGCACGCCCGGTCGTGCCCTCCCAGCCACGCGCGACGGTCAACGATGTCGCCGACGCGGTGTGGGAGGTGATGAGCACGATCTCGAGCTCGCCCGCCGTCTCGAGCGGGTCGAGGGTGAGGACCATCACCTCGTCGAGGAAGATGTTGAGCGCGGGGAGCGACGCGAACCCCGCACTGTTCAGGGTTGTACCCGTCGCGCCCGGGTCGGCGGTGAGCGTCCCGGAGGCGCCGTTGGTGCGTCGCCGGTAGCTCACGAGGACGGCCCCATGTCCTGGATCACGAAGCACCCTGGACGGGTCGAGCTGTGCGCCGTCAACAATGTCGCGACCCCGTGCACCTCGAGCGAGACGTAGTAGGTGTGCGCGCCCGACACGTTGAGGTCGGTGCCGATCGCGACGATCGTCTGCATCCGGTCGGTGTCATCCTCACGGATCACCGACGTGCCGTACCCGACGACCGAGCCGCCGAGCCCGCCGTCGCGGATCCGGACCTCCGCGAAGATGTCCGACGCCGCGACGGACGCGTACACGTTCACCGACGCGGTGAAGAACAACGCCCGGTCGGCACCAGGGATGTTGAGCGCCTCGGTGTACTCGGTGATCGCCGTCTCGGTCGAGATCCCCGACTGGTTGTTCGTGGTGATCCGACGGCGCAACGGCCAGCCCATCGGCATCTTGTTGAGCTTCGCGGAGGTGAGCTTCTCGCGGAACGCGAAGACGTTGACGGTGCGCGTCGACATTCAGCACCCTCCCCGCGCGTAACGCCGGGCTAGTAGGCGAGGACGTTCTCGTCGTCGAGTTCGGAGAGCACGGCATCATCGAGCGTGAAGTAGTCGGTCGGGTCGACCGCGGCGAGCGACCAGGCAACCTCGGTGTTCAGACCGTCGGTGACGATCTCGATCCCGTCGATCCAGAAGTCGCCGACGAGCTCGGTCCCGACACCGCCAGGCTGGTGCTTCACCGTGATCCGGGTGCCGAGCTCGTAGGTGATCGCGTTCCAGAGCCGGTCAGGATCTGACTCCGGATGGAAGATCAGCCGCCGGAACCTGGTCGCGGCAGAATCCGCATACCGGTCGATGAGCGCGTCGCACTGGTCCTGCGCATCCAACATCGAGTCGAACAGCAGATCGGTCTTGCTATCGCCGAGCTCACCGAACTTCGCGATCGACGTACGGTCGATCGCCCGGACCTCATCGCCGCCCGTCACACCACGAGTCACATCGTTCAAGATGAGGCGGATGTCGACGTCGTCACGTTCGACGTCGACATAGCGGGCGTTCGCATCCGCGAGGTTGTCGGAGAACGTGAGCTGCGAGACGCTCTCGAGCGGCCGTTGCGACCAGCCGAGCCGCTCATGGAACTGCAGGATCCCGGCCATGTTGACGAAGAGGAGGCCGAGCTCGGTCGCTTCGATCCGCCGGAGGTAGTCGAGGAGGTCGTCGGTGTCGAGGACGTGGGCGAGGAGGACGCTCATCCCCGGGTCGACCTGATAGTGCGTCGTGGGGATCCCGACCTCATCCAAGAGTCCGGCGATCCGGGCGCCGGACCGTTCACGGTCACGGTAGGGGCGTGGGTCGGCGAGGACCATGTTCACATCGAGCTCGGACAGCACGGCGTCATCGAGCGTGAACGGATCCGCGGCCCGGACGGACATGCCGGCGAGGACCGACAGCAGATCCAACGAACGGATCGGGATCCGGTTGACGCGTGCCTGACGGTCGAACCGTTGCGGCCAGCGCGACACATACCCGTGGCAGTGGACGTGCGTCATCGCACCATGCACCCGAGACACCCGCAACGGCCGGCGTGGGATCAGCTGGTTCGCGTACGGGCCCGCGAGGTTCGTCGGGTCGAACCGGCGGTCATGGTCGACGATCGTGAACTCACACTCGGAAGGCTCGACGACCGCACGTTCATCGGTCCGGCCCGCCCGGAGCCGCAGCTTGGCGTCGAAGTCGACGTAGGCGGTGATGTCAGTCCAAGTCCCGGGGGTGAAGATGTCGATCGCGTCGAAGGAGATCTCGACCTTCCACCCCGGCGTCGCAGGTGCGGCACTCGGGTCGACGAGCGACGGCGTCCCGAACGCCTGCCCGGACGGGATACCGATCAGGAAGACTGTCAGCGGCGGGACGAGCGGTGTGCCTGCTGCGCCTGCGTACGGTTGGGTGCCGTACCCGCCGGCACCGATCGCCCCCGCGTTCGGCATCAGCCGACGATCGAGTAGCCGAACTCGCGCTCGATCTCACGCAGTTCGTCGACGAGCTGACGGGCGTTCCGCACGTTCGGGAGGACGAGCTTGTCGAAGTGGAAGTGCTGGGTCGTAGCGCCGCCGACCGCCGCCGCGGCACCGTTCGGGAGCACGTAGCCGTCGCCGCCGCCGGCGGGCATCACGAGCAGCTCCGGGCCACGTTCACCGATGAGATAGGTCTCGCCCGCGCTGACCGGCCCGCCCGACGCACGGCCCGGCCGTTTCCCTTCCTCGCGGCCTTGGAGCACAACGATGTCGCCGGCGATCGCGACCGCCTTGGCACCGATGGCAGCGAGCGACGCGATCGCCGCGGAGGTGTCCGCGGTGACGTTGATCACGGTCGAGATCGACGGAGGAACGAGCCCGAGCTGATTGACGTAGGCCTCTGCTGCCTCGCGGGTGAGACCGAACTGGGTCAGCGTGTCGAGCAGCTCCTCACGGTGCGCCGCGAGGACCGCGTTGCCGACCTCGATGCTGCCGGACTGCTCCGCGGCGGCTTTCGCGTGGTCCTTCGCTGCTTCGACCATTTCGATGATCGCATCACGGTTCTCGCGGCCGGCTGTCGTGTGGATGTCGAGGGTCGTGCCGGCGGTGAAGAGCTGCTCGTTCAGATCCGCGAGGCTCTCTCCCCAGCCGATCGTCGCCTTCTCAAGGTCGACCGGGACGCCGATCAGCGCGTCGAGCGCGTCTTGGTATTCGTCGATCGCCTTCTCGGCCTCGGCCACCTTCTCGGCGAACGCCTCGAAGCTGTCGGCGCTCTCCGAGGTGACTCCGGCGCCGGCGGCCTGCACGTCCTGCTGCTCGCGCAGCGCGGCGGCGAGCCGCCGTTGGACCGCTTCGAAGCGCGGGCCCGACCGGATCCCCGCAGCCTGCAGATCTTCAGCCTCGCGTCGAACGGACATGAGGTCGCGTTCGACATCAGCGGCGGTGCGTTGCGCGTCCGAGGTCGCTTCGAACGCGGCCCGGGCGTCGGCCTGCGCGGCGGTCTGCTTGTCGAGTGAGCTGAGCAGCCCGATGTTGCCTCGGATCATCGCGTGCTGGCCGCCGGCGACCTGGAACTGCGTCTCGCCGGTGCGGATGAACTCTTCCTGCAGCACACGCAACTGCTCGGCGGTGAGCCTGAGCCGGCCCAGGGGTTCGACGGTCACCTCGCCGGAGGCGATCATCGCCGCACGGAACTCGGCCTGGCTCTTCGTGTTGCCGCCCACCGCGTCCGTGAACACGTCGAACGCCGCCCGGCCGGAATCGAGGTGGCCCTTGAGCCGGCCGAGGTCGTCGAGCCGGCCCTGCTCCTGCAGGCTGTTCTTGACCAGCGCCCGGGTGTTCTCGCCGAGCGCGCCCGAGTCGAGCCGCAACGCATCGGTGAACTCGTTCGCGCGTTGGCGGGCCTGTTCCTTCTCGCGCGCCCAGCGCGCGATCGCGATCGCGCCGACCGTCAACGCGGCGACGACGCCGGCGAGCGCGATGGTCTGGCCGGCGCTCATCGCGGCGAGCGCGAGGCGTGCCTGCCGGGCCTTCGGGATGATCGTGCCGAGCACGCCGACCAGGAGGAGGGCGGAGCCGCCGACACCGGCGAGACCGACCCCGGTCTGCTGTAGCCAGCCGGGAGCTTCCGCGAACGCGTTCACCAGCCCGGTCGCGGTCTGGGTGAGCGCTCGGAGCGCGTCGTTCGCTTGGGTACCGCCGGCGATGAGCGCACCTTCGATCGAACCTTGCAGCTGCTCGAAGTCGCCGGCGAGATTGTCGGTCATGTCGGCGGCCATCCGCTGCGCCGCACCGACATCGTTCACAGCGTCGCGGTAATCCCGCACGCCCTTCGAGCCGGCGTCGTAGACGAGCGCCGCGGCACGGCCCGCGTCGGTCCCGAAGATCGTCGCGATCGCTGAGTTGCGCTGCTCCTCGCTGAGCCCTTGGAGTCCGGCCTGGAGCTTGCCGGCCCAGTCCTCGAGGCCGATGAACTGGCCGCGGGCGTCGTACGCCTCGAGACCAAGCTCGGTCATCAGCGCCGCGGCTTCGGCCGACTGCGGCGTGAGGCGCTGCAGCATCGACTTCAGTGACGTGCCGGCGTCCTCGGAGATCAGCGCGTTGTCGGCGAAGAGGGCGAGCGCACCGATCGTGTCTTCGAGCGACAGGCCGGTCAGCTTCGCTTGCAGGCCACCTTGGCGGAGCGCGTTGCCGAGCCCCTCGACATCCGCCGCGGACTTGTTCGCGGCGGCGGCGAGGACGTCTGCGACGTGGCCGGTCTGGTCGCCTTCGAGGTTGAAGATGTTGAGGGCCTGCGCCGCGATTGTCGCGGCGGTCGCGACGTCGAGCTGGCCGGCGCTGGCGAGAGAGAGCGAGCCGGTGAGCGCCCCGCCGAGGATGTCGGCGACCGAGATCCCGGCACGGGCAAGCTCGCCTTCGGCCTGCGCAGCATCACGGGCGGTGATCCCGACGAACTGGCTGCTCTTCCCGGCTTCGAGCGCCGCGTCGGAGAGTTGCGCGAGCTCGGCGTTCGTCGCGTCTGATACTGCGCCGACGGTCGAGATCTCCTTGCCGAACTCCATCGATGCGTGCGCCGCGAACCCGAACCCCGCCAGCATCGCCCCACCAACAACCAGCGAGCTGCGCGCGAGCGATTGGAGGTTGCGGTCGTAGTCGGCGGAGCGCTTCGAGGCTTGCTGCTGCTTCTGGCCGGTCTGGTCGATCCGTCGGCCGAACTCGTCGAGCTCACGGGACGCTTGGCCGGCGCCCTCGACACTGATCTCGGCGGCGAGCTCGGTCACTTCCGGCATGAACTCACCTCCGGACTAGCGGCCTTCGAACTTCGCGACCTGTGCGCCGTGCCTCTTCCGGTCGCGGGCCGCGAGCTGCTCCGCGTTCCAGATCTGCGTGTAGTGCCAGCGGGCGAGCGCCGGGACCGCCGACCAGTCGTGCATCGCGAAGCCGAACCGGTGCGCCATCCGCTCGACGATGTAGTAGGGCGGTTGAGAGCCGATGGAGCCCGACGAGAACAGGTTGCGTCGGAGCTCCGTCACACTTCCGGGTCTGTGGCACCCCGCAGCTCTCGCAACAGCGCGTCGGTAACCGCACGTTGGACAGGGACCGGCACGATCCGTTCGACCGTCTCACGGTCGGTGCCGATCGGCTCACCGTCTTCGGTGAGGTCCCAGCTCTCGACGAGCTGCTCGATGATCTCGCCGTGGCTCTTGCCGGAGATCACACCGTTCACCATCTCGGTCGTGAACCCCGACGGCCGGTAGGTCACCTCGAGTGTGTGCGCGAGGTAGCGGACGTGGATCGTCACACGATCCTCGAGGAGCGCTTCGATCGACAGCATCAGAGCGCGGTGCGCGTGTTGATGACGGTCGCGGCGATGGCCTTGGCGAACGTGGCGTCGTGTACGAGCATCAGATCGATCGGCAGCCCGTAGACCTCTTGGTCGTCGCCGAAGTCGCCGAGCTTGTCGACCGTCAACGCCGCGTCGAAGCTGGCGCTGTACGGGATCGCGGTACCGGCGTTCTGCGCCGACGTGGCCTTCACCCTGATGAACTTCTTCGCGCCGGCGGTCTGGGAGAGCGTGTAGAAGCCCATGCCGCCGACGTCGGCCTGCGCCCAAAGCATCAGCTTCGCGTCGATGTCCTTCTCGACCTGCGCGACGAACGAGGTCTGCAGCCGATCGACAACCCACAAGGGAGCGAACCGGGAGGCGATCTTCAGGCTGCCCTTGTGGGTGCGGCCGAGCTTGGTCGTGCCGAGCCCGGCGCTCGTGTCGTCGGCGAAGATCTCGATGTCGTTTCCGAGGATCGGGACTTGCGGCACAGCGGTCGGCGACGCCGTCAGCGTGATCCCGTCCGTCAACGCACGGCCGACCATCAGCCCAGACACCTCGGCCTTGTCGCGGTCCCAGTCGAGCTGGAAATCAACGACCCGGTAGCCCGCGGCCTTGTGGGCGCGGACGGCGGAGCCCTGTTCGACCGTGTAGAACTTCACGACGTCTTCGGCGCTCGAGAGGATCGTGTGCGGCCAGCTATAGGCGGTCGTCGCGCCCTGCTGCGTCGGAGCGGTGAACGACATGACCGACGCGAGCAGGTAGACGAGCTCGTCGTAGGTCGCGACGCCGGAGAACTTCGCGGCCGACCAGTTCTTGCCGAGCGCGGTGACGGTCGGGAACTTGAAGCCGAGCGCCCGGTAGTGGTTGATCACCTGCTGGATCGCCGGTTCGATCTTCAGTGACGGCAGCAGCCGGTTCGCGGCGACCGCCGTCCCCTCGGTCGTTTCGACGCCGAGCTGGACGATCTGTGAGACAGAGGTGCGTTCGGCCATGACAGCTCCTTGCGAGGGCGCGCGCGAGCGCGTAGAGCGGGGGCTGACAGGCCGAAGCGGTATCCGGGCGGATCAGGAGGCGGGGACCTGCACGAGCAGTCGGTAGCTACCGCCGCTATGGCGGAGTTCGACACCGCCGGTCTCGTGCTCGATCTCGCGGTAAGGGCTCTCGCGTGTCGCCGTGTAGACGATCCCGTCGGCGCCCGCCGCGCTGCCGGTCGCACGGTGCAAGATGATGTCGATCCGGTCGGCGAGCGTGCCGAGCGGCGCGGCCGCCCAGTCCTCGACCGCGGCGATCGCCCGGACGACCCAGAGGCCGGAGTGCAGGATCCGCATCGCGCCGGTCCCGACGCTGTCGAAGCCGCCGAGATACGCGTACAGGACGCACGGGTAGGTGCTGCCGGGCGGCACGACCGTGCTATGGATCCTGCCGGCGACGATGCTGGTGATCGTCGCGTCGGCAGCAAACTTCGTGTTCAGCCAGGCGTCGGCACGGTCGAGCTCCTGGCTCATTCGAAGACCTTCGCGACGCGTTGCGCGAACCGGTGCCGTGCCGCCTCGACAGCCGGCGTGAGGTACGGGCGGGGCGCCATCCGTGTCGTGCCGTACTCGACATGGGGGCCGTACTCGGCGCCGACACCGACCCGCGACGCGGTCTCGGAGCGGTGCCTCGTGTAGATCGAACGGCGCAGGTTGCCGGTCAGGACCGGCGCCCGTTGTTTCGCTTCGGCGGAGATCTCGAGCGCGGTCGCCCGCACCGCCTTGGTGACCTTGGGGCGGAGCTCACCGGCGATCTTCGCGAAGTCGTTGCGGACGACCCGCACTTGGATCGGCATCAGTGCACCTCGGCGCAGAGCACCCGCAGCTCGGGGCTGTAGGAGTGCCTGCCGAGCAGATCCACCACGCTGAACGTGCGGGCGCCGATCACGAGCCGGCCGTGCGCGCTCACCGCGGTGGCAGCGGGGACGGCGATGATCCAGAGCTTCTCGACCGTGTAACGGCCGCCGACATCGACCTCGTCGGGCTGCTGCCCGCCAGGACG